ATTAGGATTTAACACACATAGTCTCCAGAAATTAGTAAGAGCCCTCTTTTGGTCTTCTAAATCTTCAAAGCTTGTATGTTCTTCGTTATGTACCTCAGCAATCTTTCTACCTAAAAATTCAGGTATAGGAACAGGAATGTTCTTCATAAAAAGCTGATTGTCTTTAACCTCAAAATTAGAGTTATTAGTAGTAGAATTAGAGATTCTATCCATAAAGTCTATAAGACCTTTATTAGCTTCATACTCTCCTTTCTTTTCTGTATACTCCGCATGCATTACTTTCTCTTCTGATGTCATAGGAGGAGTCATAATCTCTTTAAGTACTTGAACCTCATCAGCATTATACTCATTAGTATTACAGATTCTCTCATAAATCTCTAATATTTCAGATTCGTTATCAAAATCTCTTTGATACATTTTATTGTCTAGGAAACATATTACGGTGTTTCCAACCCTTGTTGCTTTAATCATTGCCGTTATTTTTTAATTTAATTAAATTACTAGTATCCCACCATCTATTTATAGACACTCTTAAAGGAGGTAATCCTTTCTTTATACTCCATTGGTCGGTTCTTTCAAAATATATAGCTTTAGGTGTTAATCTTGCTACTTTTGATGTTTGGAGTTCAGAATACATTGGTCTAATGACCGTATCACCTGGTTCTATAATTTCTCCGAAATAATCTGTATGTTCTTCCATTTTAACTTACTTTTTTTAATTTAACATCTTGTCTCTTTTTAACAAACTCATACTCCGTAGGATTATCCTTTAACCACTCTACCTCTTGTTCGTTAAACATCACATAATAATAAGCATTCAATCTCTTGAACTGCTTAACATTTCTAAGAGCCTTATTATAGTCTCTTATATACTTGGCTATATCTAGATAAGGAAAATTATCTCCTTTAAATCCTCTATAGTCTAAATGCTTTAACATATTCAGACCATCAAAATAGGTTTCTATTCTTTTTAGAACATCTAAAAACTGATAATCAAACCAATCATTTTCCTTAGCTATTTCGTAACAATCATCTAAAAAAGTACCCATTCCGCCATTCCATCTAAGTTTTTGAGTATACTGCCTTCTGAACTCTTGGATATATTTTAAATCTTCAGCTATAGGTTTATAAACTTTAGCCCACTCACTACTACAATAATCTAATCTATCTACTAGTTTTATTATTTCTTCATACTCTTCTTCTTGTAACTTTTTTACAGTCATCACTTTTGTAAAAAGCCTATTGTTTCCATTTCTAAATTTATCCATTGTTATTACATTATCTACATCATTAAAATATTTCAAATTCGTAGGAGCCACAGTATAAGCTATAATATAGCCTCTCATATCACTAACATTTTTAGGAAGTCTAGCAGAAGTAGAATTATGATATATCTGAGCTATTTTAGCAATATCCCAACGATCATCATGGCTACCTACTATTTTTAAAGGAGCCTTACACTCATCAATTTTACATTTAACAAGCTCTACTCTTTCATAAGTATACTCACTACCTTGTTTGTAATTATCAAACAATTGCTTACCTATTATCTTAGTTCTATCTATGATTTTCCTTGCACCGTAGTTATCCTTTATCCATTGCTTATCTACTACTACTCTATCATAAGATTTAGTATTAGCTAAGAAAGATTTAAGCACAGTATCTTGATACAACTTTATCTTAGTTCTCCAGTTCTCTCTATCATCCCATTGTAATCCGAGATACTTAACATAGTTTCTAAGTCTGTAGTAATATTTAGATTTCTTTCTAACAAGATATACATCTTTATTTTCTAGAACATTTCTTATATACTTACTCTTTCTAGAATCATGGGTCTCTTTTATCCTATATAATGAGTCTGAAAATCTGGTTTCTTTAAGAAGATATTCTACACTCATACTATGTTGGCGTAACCCAGTTTCTTTTATGTACTTAGTGCTTTCATAATCAAAGAAAGGATTTCTAGGAATTTTGATACCTGCTTCTACAAAAGGAGTAAAAGTAAACTGTTTTAGATGATTTTTCCAGTTATCATTATAATGGCCATACAGTTCTGAAAGATTAAAATTACAATCATCATATTCTATATAAGGCTCAATGTCTTTATTCTTATAATAATAAAAGAAATCATCAGTCTCTAAATCTTTATCCTCTTCCCATCTTCTAGACCATTCTTCTTTAAGAAGGTCTATCTTATCAAGAATAGCTTTCTTAGTTCTAGGAGTATACTTTACATCTTCTCTAGTTTGAATAATATCTAACTCTCCAATCTCAAATTTAAGAGCAGCATGAAAATGTATTTTTTCTGCTCCTAAAATATCCCAATCAATAGGATAAGCTACTTTACCTAAACACATATGAAGACCACTGAAAGGATGATTAGCAGTATTATACAACCAATTTTCACCTCTCAATATTCTATAATCATTGTCTAGATTACAGCCATCAAAATACACATTATCAAAGTAAGCTAATTGCTTTTCACATTCTTCTCTAAACCTTTTATCCTCTAAACGCATAGTACCATATCTATCTCTAGACTCTTTGATGTATATCTTTATCTGAGTACCATTTCTTTCAGTAGTATTACACTCAGATAGTTTATCTAATCTTGGTACTTTCTCACCTCTACGCAAGAAGTATTGATATTCAGTACCATTATACCTGGTTCTTATGTACACTATATCAGTATAAGAAAGACCAGATTTTGAACCAATACCAAAAGCACCAATAACATTATTAGTATCTTCTTTAGTAGATTTTAAGTAACTACAGAATACATCTGTCACTCTACTAGGAGATAGTCCTACACCAAAATCCTCAGTACTCCAGTACCAACCACTTTGGTCTTTAGCTATCTTCACATGAACAGCGTCATTATCATAAACTTCAAGATGTTTCTTCAATTCTAAAATGTCAGCATCACTAACATCATTGTAGATAGAATACTCATTTCTTATAGAAGTCATATCATTGTTCTTAATAAACTCGGCTTCTGCATGAGCATCAAAGGAATTACTAACATATTCTCTTACAATAGCACCAATAGGATTCTTGTAAGGATTCTGTAATAAATCCCATAGTTTGTGCATGTCATCTGCACTTATCTTAGCATCTTGACCCTCTAGGGCCATAGTGCTATCAAAATTTATCTGTTTTTCTTTATTTAATTTCATTTTCTATACAAGTATTAAATATTTTTCTACTTTCTTCTATGCCAACAGCCTTTACGAGATCAGAAAAATCAGTGACATTTTCTATCTCAGGCATAAAAAAGTGAGGAATGTTATACTTTTCCAAGTATTCGTTAGATAGTCTTTTACCAGCATTGTCATTATCAAAAAGACACATGACTTTAGTAAATCTTCTTTTATATTCATCCATAACAGAATCTTTTATTAGTACAGATTCTGATTGTATAGCTACAGCTGTAATTCCAAGTACATCATGGATACTCATTACATCCTTAAGAGATTTAGTAATGATTAGTAGCTCTCCTGTATCAGGCAATTGTCTATAACCCTGATGAACAGTAGAATTACTATTGTTTATCCACTTAAACTCTTTTCTAAGAGGCTGATATATCTTGTAAGTTACCTTATCATCTTTTAATTCCTGATAAGCATAAGATACTTTATGAACTTTAATAGGATTACCATTGTAAAACATATATTCAATAGGAATAACATTATACTTTATAAGTGTTTTTCTTGATATTCCATAACTAGACCAATAATTAGCATCAGCTTTATTCCACTTTCTAGTCTTAATCCCTATTCTAATAGGGTCTTTCTGAATAACTTTTTTTATTTTACCATAGCTCTTTATTTTATTTGCTGATATTTTAAAATTAGATAATCCAAAATCCACCATTACTTTACACAAGGCTTCATTAAAATTAAGATTATACATTTTAGACACAAGCTTAAAACAATCACCACTTTCTCTAAGACCGTAGTCATTCCACATTATAGTCCCAGAACCGTCTCTATGATAATATAAACCAAAAGAAGGAACATCATCATCTCTAAGAGGGCTAGAAGATTTATATGGAATTTCTATCTGTTTTTCCAAGTAATAAGAGTATATCTGTTCTTGAGTAACATACTCTAGTACCTCTTTCTTACTTACAGTAGCATTAAAGATTATAGAGTTTAAATCAATATTTCCCATAATCTAATATAAAAAAGAAGAGCGTAAACTAGTTACGCTCTCCTTATTAAACAATCTACCAATCGTCTCCATCACTTACAGATGCAGTAGCAACTCCGTTAGAGCTTACTGTATCTTCAGTCAATCTTTCCATTGCATCAATATTACCAGCTTGTAATCTTGAAGCATCAGAAGTAACAGTCATTGGTTCAATGAAAGGAACCCAAGAACGAACCTGGATATATGATTTTACACCCATAGTAGAACCATAATTAGCAAATACTCTATAAGTACTACTTCCAGCTTCAGCTTTTAAAAGCTTCATCACACCATCCAACATTGCTGTAGGATTAGGATAACTAGGAAACTCATAATCCGAACCATAAACAGCATGGATTAAATGCTTAAGCACTTTACCTTGCTTTTTTATTTGTTCCTCTACAGTATTATACTCAGTAGCTTCACCAACATACCAAAAAGCAGTATTTACTTCAGCACCAGTATTATCAGTGTAGATAATTTTATAATCGGGAGCATTCTCTTTGTCCTCTGCAGTCTTTTTCTTTACAGAAAGTTTTACATTCTCAACAACACCTGCAGTACCGTTGTTAAAAATCTTTACGTTTGAACCTCCGTCAAACGAGTCGTCATTTAAATTAATCATTGATTTATTTTTTGATTGTTAATATTACCATTGTTCGTCTAAAGTTTCAGTTTCAGGAGTTAGATTCTCTGCAACCTCTTCTTTTATTTCTTCTAACTTTTCAGCAGTTTCTTCAGAAACTTCTAAAACAGTTATTTCAGCGTCTTCTATTTCATTAGAAGGATACTTAGATATAAGAAATCCATTATCTAAAGAAGTAAAATGAAGCTCATTCTCAACATTAGTGTCAAGATTCAAGACTTTAGTCATATAGTCATAAGTCTTTCTATCACTAAAGCTGTTATTCTTCTTAACAAGTAGGCCTTCGTCAAAAGTACCTAAATAGATACCTTCAGGTCCAAAACCAAAATTAACTTTAGTCTCTCCTCCTACTATATTTAAAGCCTCTACAAGAGCTTTATTAAGACAGAATTTTCTTTTCTTCCCTTTTTCTTCAAGGGCTACCATCGTAAGAACAGGAGTGTCATACTTCTCCGTCTTTTTGTTCCTATTACGGGTAGGAACTCCCCAATTTACATTTTCCATTTATACATGTATTTGTGGTTTATAATTAAATCCCATAATAATCTACAATAGCAGAATTTACTAGAGTAAGATCATTGTCTATCAGCTCTTCATCGAACATCTCCATAGGAGTCTTGCAAGTATTAGTACCTGAGTTTACAGTTCTGAACACATACCTGTTAGGTTTTCCTGGACTTTTAACTATGTCTGAATATAAGACTATAGAACTAAAGCTCTCAGGACAGAATTTCTCCAACTGTTTTCCTTGTACACTAATTCTCTCTCTTGCAAACCCATCTTCATCATAGTGGGTCTCTGGGTGACAAATAAGATAAACAATAATATCATCCCGTAATTTCTCATTGATAGTATTAATCATATCATATTGACTGCTACTAAACTTACCCCACTTTTCAAAGCCTTTAGACTGCCTGAAAGCTGGACTCATTACAGCATCCGTCATAATCCTTGACCAAGTATCAACTATTACAGTTTTTATCTTAGGATTTTTGTGTGCTTGTTTTAGATACTCCATAACAGAAGCTATGTCAGAACTCTTTACATAGTTCCCTTTTGCTTCGTTATATTTCTCCATGAATTTTTTAAACGGTAACGCTTTTTGATCTGTGTTAATCCAGAGCGTTTCTTCTGGATTTAGGTTTCTACCAGCGGTAGATTTCCCCATGCCTGATTTACCAACCAGGAAACATAATTGTCCCATAAATTATTGATTTTTAGTGATTTAACCTCTATATAAAGATACGAAAATACCCTAGTATTTCCTATCTTTTTAACTCTTTTTTACCCTTCCGTAAGCCATAATTTTATTTAATAGCTGAGGGTTCTCTGCAATGTCTTTAGCAGGTGGTAACTCTTTAAATTTACCTACCTCACCAAGAAAATGCATACCTACTACTAGTCCATCCATACCGTCTCTGTTCTTGAGTATATGGTTGGAACGATAGTTACGCTGTAATTTGATGATAGGATAGCCTCTATGTCTTTCCATACCGTACTTGAAAGGATGAAACAATGCCATAACAGTATTAGCATCCTCTTGAGTAGCACCAGTATCCTTAAAATCGGATAGTTGAGGTTCCTGAGAATCATTTTCCTTACGATCCATACCCTCTATACCTCTATTAAACTGTGACACTACTACAGGTGAAAACTTACACATGTTTCTAAAATACACAAGTATCTTAGAAGCTCTGTCTATAGCTTTCTTCTTATTACCTTGGTCCTCTTTATTACCATCTATCAAACCTATATGGTCTATAATAACGAGAGTTATAAGAAAAGGATTATTAGGAATATATTGTGTTACTATTCCCTCCTTATTCTTTATAAACTTACCTCGTTTCTCTGCATATCCCATAAGGTCTTTGTATAGATAATTAGGACTACAACTACTACGAAAGAATAGTGTCTTTTCCTGCATCTCATCAAAATATTCTTCGTAACTATCCAGAATATCCAGTACTTTAGCTGGTACTTTATGATTACCCTTACTATATATTTGGTTTACATTAGTAAGTATCTCATGATCTTCCCAGATTTTCCTGGCCACGAACTTTGCTAGTTTTACAGTGGGCTCTATCTCCAATGAATAATAGATTATTTCTAGATTGTAAAAAGATTCATTGTTTCGTAAATAATCATAAGGATGAAATACATAAGCTGAATCTACTAATGCAGTTTTACCTGTACCAGTAGCACCACCTATAGTATCATAGCGACCTTGTTGAATATTACAAACATGTTTGGTAAGTCTCTCAAATCCCATTGTTAAACCTACATTGTATCCCTTTTTACCTCTCTCTATCTCATTCTTGAGATTATCCCATACTCTTATTTTTGTCATAGTTTTCCTGTAATTCTTTAAATATTTTTCTATACTTAATTTTACCTTCTTCGTCTAATCCCATATACCATTCATTAAACTCTCCTCCAGTAAGCTGTAAAACAGCCTCTTTACTAATCTCAGAACTATTTAACTTTTTAAACACTTCTAATTTACTTTCCATAGTTTTACACCCTTCATAGTTTCCATAAGAGCCCTCACTACATACTCTAGCAAACCTCATTGCTAATTTATCTGTCCATTCAAAACCCATAACATTAAGATTTATAGTATTTCCATAGATACTCGGGCCTTCCGTATATCCCTGCAACCTTCTCATCAGTTTTAATTAGATAACCGATTGCTGTTAAATTACTCATAGCCCTTCTAATAGATGTTATAGGGCATTTAAGTTTTGTCCTTTCAAGAACCATTGAAGGAGATAATTTCACTCCTTTATTATTCTTAAAGTATTCAAGAATAATATCGTCCTGAGCCATCGCTTTGCTAGTATTATCTTTTAGCTTATCGCCTTGCTCGTTTGTTGTATTATAATAACTCATCTTTTTTTTTAATTTTTGATTTTCTTCCCATAAATAATAAAAGTCTTCTTCTATTTGTTCTAAAACTATATTGTTATATTCAACTGCTTCCTTTAACTCTTTTATATCTTTACTATATTGTGGACATTGTACACACGGTTTAGTTTTTTTAGCAGGTGAACAACCTACTAATAACAGTATTAAAAATAATCTATTCATCTTTGTTTTTGATTTAATCTACTATTCCACCTTGGTAAAACTCTCCCATTGTTTGAGAACGTCTTATTTTGGTTTTAGTACAATACATACTTCTACCATATTTTTCTGTACCAACTTGTACCCAATTATACTTTTCAGTATCATTTATATCAGGTATATCTTCATACTTAGTTAATGGTATTTTTTTAATCTCATCTGTTAGTGGATGTTTTACTTGCCACTTAAAATCATGTACACTCATCTTTGTTTTGGTTTATATGTTTATACAATAGCCAACACCAATAGGCTAGACATAATATTTGTATTTCTAATAATAAATGTTCC